CGTGCTTTGGATGGTGATAACAATAGTGCTAAGTTGTATCTCCAGGCTACTGGTCGGCTTGCGCCTGTTCAGTTGCAGGTTGAACATTCTGGTAAGGTTTCGGAGTTGTCGGATGCGCAGTTGGCTGAGTTGATTGCGGCTTCCGCTGCCAGTGAGCAGCAGTTGCGTTTAGATTCGGCAAAGACAGTTGGTTATGGCTCAAACTAACGACCAAATGTTTGTTGCCTTAATGGCAATGTATCCTGATGCTGGCGACACATTAGCAGACTTGTTGTATACTCATTGGTCTACTGTGGGGTTGCAGTATCGTGGTAGTTTACAGTATCAATACTATAAGGATGCTGGGGCTGCTGGAACCACTTGGGGTGATGTCGCTAATACGTTTTGGTCGGATGGCGATTTTGTTGTCTACAATTTAGAACAGGAAGATGGAACAGATTTACTATTAGAAGACGGTGGTTTTATTTTGATGGAGATTGGCAAGGCTGATAAAAAAATAACACAACTTGATGCGCTCACCGAGTTGGCTTCTGGTGACCTGTTTGTTGTTGTTGACAGCGTTGACGGTACTCCTGTTAGTAAGAAGATTACGGCTGCTAATGTGGCTAGTTACATCAATAGTCTTGTCGCTGCTGGAGTTACTACTTTAAATGGTTTGGATGATGTTACAATAACGTCCGCTTCCAGCGGACAGTTGTTGTCGTATAACGGTTCAGCGTGGGTTAATAGCGCCCCTGTGGCGGCTTATAACCCTGTTGAGGGTGCAGTATTCTCGTAGGGAACGATTTAACCACTTATTAGGAGATAACAAATGGCAACATTCACTAAAATAGCGTTAAGCGGTTCAACAGATGGCAAGATGATTCAGGTTTCTGCTACCGCAACACCTGGTACAACTATTCACACTGGTTCGGCTACTGCTACGACTTTTGATGAGATTTGGTTGTATGCGGTAAACAGTTCTGCAACAGCAGTCAAACTAACGATTGAATGGGGTGGCACAACTTCACCTACTGATTTAATTGAGCAATCTATTCCTGCTGAGTCTGGTCTATATCTAGTCACGCCAGGTCTTGTGTTGAAAGGCAACGCAACACCACTTGTTGTCAAAGCATTCGCTGGAACAACGGCTGTAATAAATAGCGCTGGTTATGTAAACCGAATCACGGCGTAAGGATTTAGCAAATGTCTAGATTTGCGCAGCGCACACGACCAAGCACAGCAGTATCTACTTGGACTGTCAGACCTAAAACAGACACTTTTAATGTTGATTATCTTGTTGTTGCTGGTGGCGGTGGTGCGTTAGCGGGCGAAAGCGGTGGTGGTGGTGCTGGCGGTTTGCGTTCAACTATTACGGCAACTGGTGGCGGTGGTTCTTTAGAGCCATCATTAAATGTTGCTGTGGGAACAAACTACACGGTGACTGTTGGTGGTGGTGGTAACTCAACTTCAAATGGTTCAAATTCCGTTTTTAGCACAATTACTTCAACAGGTGGTGGCAAAGGTGTAAACAATGTTCAGGCTGGTAACGGTGGCTGTGGTGGTGCGCCATCAGATTTTGGTCGTGGTGGTCGCATTGGAACAGGAACAGCAAATCAAGGTTTTGATGGCGCACTAGGGTCAAGCGATGCCGTTACTTATACTCGTGGCGGTGGCGGTGGTGGCGCAGGCACTGCTGGTATTGCAGCAAACGCAAATATATCATCAGGTGTTGGTGGTGCTGGCGTTGCAGTTTCAATTACTGGTTCAAGTGTCACCTATGCTGGTGGTGGTGGTGGTTATGGTGGCGGTGCTGGTGGTTCTGGCGGTGGTGGCGCAGGCACTTCGGTAAATGGAACAGCAAATCTCGGTGGTGGCGCAGGCGGTGGCACTTCTGGTGCTTCGGGTGGTAGTGGTGTGGTTATCTTACGATATCCAAATATTTACACTATTGTCATCGGCTCAGGTTTAACAGGCTCAACAGCAGCAACAGGTTCAGATAGTGTTACAACCTTTACCGCTGGTACAGGGAATGTGAGTTGGGCATAATGGCACACTACGCATTTTTGCACAACAACATCGTCACCGAAGTAATAGTCGGCATCGACGAAACAGAACTCATAGAAGGATTAACACCTGAGGAGTGGTACGGCAATTTCCGTAAACAGCCGTGTGTTCGCACCAGTTACAACGGCAACATTCGCAAACAATACGCAGGCATCGGCTACACCTACGACCCTGTAAACGATGTATTCATCGCACCACAACCATACGGTTCGTGGACTCTTGACGAAAACTTTGATTGGCAACCACCAACCCCAATGCCAGTAGAAGAAGGCAAACGCTATGCGTGGTTTGAACCGAACCAACAATGGATAGAAGTCGTATAATGTGGGCAGGCATCTAACACGCTGGCTAATACCGCTACCAGCAATCGCATTAAGTTTCTTTTCGACAACAGCACAAGCCGAACCGATAGCAGGACTAAACGCAGTCGGCTACACGATTAACGCTATACCGCCAACACGGTCAGATGACATCTACCCTGTCTGCCACAGCGAAACAGAAAACAACATCAACCGAAACTTCAACGGCGAACCATTCGGTAACTGCCCAAACGATATGTTTATGGTCCACTACACAGGCTTCATTGAAATACCTACGAATAACACAATCAAGTTTATGGTCGCAGCCGATGACGGTGGCACGGTCAAGATTGGCACAACAGAGTTTGGCACTTGGAATGATAAGGGTTGTTCATGGTCGACGCAAACAACCGATTCGTTTCCTGCTGGCTCTTATGCGCTTGATGGCTGGTTTTATGAACACGGTGGCGGAACCTGCTATATGTTGGCGTGGAACATCAACAACACAGGCTGGGCGATAGTTCCCGATTCGGCGTTCACCACCAACCCTGTAACAACAACTACTTCTTCAACTACAACCGTATCTTCAACAACCACTTCAACAACCACAACCGAACCTTCCACAACAACGACTTCATCTACAACAACCCTTCCCATATCAACGACCACAACCACAGAACCAACTCAGACAAGCACAACCACATCAACTGCAGATACCACGACAACAACAACCACAACAACTTCAACGACTGTTCCCCCAACCCCAACAACGACTGAAGCCCCCTATACACCGCCTCAAACAACGACAACTACTCCCACCATCGAGCCTCAACCTGCGCCCACCACACCCGAACCCGAAACCACAGTTGACGAACCCGAAACCACAGAACCAGAAACATCTACAACCGTTCCTGACGAGACTCTCCCAGAACCTGTTGAGCCTGACGAGACAACCATTCCTGAGACAACCGTTCCCTATCCCGAAGTTGAGCCTGCTCCCGACGAAACAGAACAGCCAACAGACACAACAGAGCCGCAGGAATATACAACAGAAACAACACTATTAGAAGAAACGGATTCATCACCCACAACCCTACCCGAAACCGTTATTGAAATACCAGCAGATGAACCAGTCACCGACGAACAACTAGAACAAATCCTAGACACCCTAAGCGAAGCCGCACCCGAACAAATAGTCGCAGCCATCACCCAACTCCTCACAGCAGACATCACCTCAGACCAAGCCACCCAAATAGCATCCAGCCCCGAAGTCCTAGCCGCCATCACCGAAACCCAAGCCGAACAACTATTCGAACAAATCGAAGTAGAAGAACTCACCGAAGAACAACTAGAAGCCTTCACCGAAGCAATCCAGCAAGCCCCAACCAAAATCAAAAAAGCGTTCGAAAAAACCATAGACATCTTCGGTTCACAATTTGAGAACTATGTGCCAACAGGGTCAAACATCCCTGTAAAAACACGCCGAACCCTAGTAGCCGTAGGAGCTTTAATCGCCGCAATCCCATCTACTAGAGTAAGACGCTAATGAAACGCATCATCACCTACATCATGGAAAACACTTGGACATGGGTTGGTACCGGCATGGTCCTAATCACCCTGTCAGGGCCAACCCTCAGACAAGCCCTGTTCCTTACAGGTGTTGGTGTTCTGATACACTCGCTGATATCCCTAACACAAAAGGACACAGAATGAACTCAGCAATCGCAAAAGCCCTCGATCTTGGACAACGCCTCGTGTCGCTGTTCATCGCATCAGCCCTACCGATCATCACAGGTGGAGCAATCCTCGGTGTAGATGTGGTCAAGTCGGCTGGTGTTGCTGGACTCACAGCCCTGTTCGGTGTGGTACAAAAACTTGCAGCAGCGTCAGTTGATGGCGAGTTGACAGCAGAAGAAATTGCGGCAGCGTTCGGAACACCAAAAAAGAAAGCAGCAAAATAATGTCAGCAAAAGGCGAAAAGTATTCTTCAAAAAAAGCGAAGATGAAACACGAAAAAATGGAAGGTCCTAAAGACCGCATGAAAGAATACGGCAAGAAGGCTAAGAAAAAGAAATGAAAAAGCCTGTTTGGGAAACCAAAAACCCTAACAAAAAATCTAAGAAACTGTCACCAGCAAAAAAGGCTGCCGCTAAAGCATCCGCTAAACGAGCAGGCCGCCCATACCCGAACCTGGTTGACAACATGAACGCAGCCAAAAAGAAAAAGTAATG